ACATGAATTAGAACAAATTAATAAAAAATGGTCATCAAATATTTATAATGAAAAATTTAGACCAAATCAAAAAACATCATTTTCTAATTTATATATTAATGGACCACATACAAAAACTTCAATTTCTTATACATCTATGGAAGGATCTGTTGAAAGTGGTAAAATTATTTCTAATTTAATTTTTGATAAATATAAATTGCCTAAAACATATTTATTTTCACATAATGATCCAGACTATTTAAATATATTTAAATCAATAGATGATTTTTTATATAAATTTAAATTACCAAATATAATTGATATTATTATAATTATTTTAGTAGTACTTGTATTATATTTTATTCTTAAAAAATTTAAAAAAATCTAATTTAATATTATATTCAAATGAATAATATTAAATTATCAAAAATTTTTATATTTATATTAGTTTTATCTATCTTTTATAATTTATTTTTTTCAAATATTTCTAATATATCATTTATTGTACCACATTTTTCAAATTGTTTTAAACCAATCAATGGTTATCTTTGGGAATCTTCAGAAATAAATTTTCTTTTATTAATCAAATTATACGGTATATATTTAATATCAAATATAAAAAATTATACAATCATTCATGCAGTATTACATATTTTTGGACTAGAATTATTATTATTAACAATTTTTAAAAATTCATCATTTATTATACATACTTTAATATCAATCACATTCTTTAATATTCTTAAAAAAAAATTAAAAAAAAACACAAAATAAATTAAAAATCTAATTGATGTTTTCTATAAATAATATTTCCATATGGCTTTAAAAATGCTGGCAAAATATTTGAATCATTCTTTGTTCTATCATTATTCCAAATTTTTATTACTGATACATTGTTTTTTAAATTAATAGATAAACCTGTTATAATACTCATATCTTTAATTAATGTTTCGCCACACATTAATGCTGCAATTTCCTCCCATACTTCATATGACTTTGAAATTGGAACTAACATTGACCATACACCACCATTTCTATTTTTAGTGTCTTCGTAAATTGGAGTAATATCTTTTCTCATTAGGAAAAAATGTAAATTAGTTATTCCACCAATACAATCAATATTATTATGAAAATCCCAAAAGGATTTTATATTATTAATTGAAAATATCTTTCTATAACCACCTATTGACCAATCATTTAATGAATGATGATACCATATATCCCAACTAGTATTAAATTGATACTTTTCACCTAAATCTATTACTTTAATATTTTCTAATTCTTCTTGATTTTGTATCATATTAATTATTTAAAACTATATTTCTTTATATATTTATAAATTAAATTATCAATTTTTTATGAATAACATTCAAAATTTTTGTATTTCTATTGTCATATTTTTAATTGATATAATTACTAAAATTACAAATTATTTATTCCCATATAAATCTATGATATTATTATTTAGTGAAGAGGTGCAATTTAATATTACTTATTACTACTATTTATATTATTATTTTTATTATTTTTATTATTTTTTTTATTTATTACTTTTAGATGATGATATTAATGAAATTATTAGAATTCATATTAGAGAACAAGATAAATATTATATATATAAAGGTACAATATTAAATTTATTATTAAATGGAATTAATGTAGACAATTTAAATGTAATTACACACCCACGTAATTTGTTAATAAAGTATAAAATATTGATAAATGGATTAGAATTAAAATTGGAAGATAAAATATTATATAAAAAATATTATGGTGATAGTAAATTAATAGATGTATTAAAATTTCATGGAATAAAATTAAATGAATTAGTAATATTTAAAAATGATAAAGAAATAAAAAAGTATAGTAATGATGTAGATAAACTTGTAATTAGTGATATATGTATGTATTTATAAAATCTATAGTTTTTCAATTATTTTTAAAAATAATTGAAAAATACATATTCTATTTAAAATTATATTACTTATTAATATAAATATGTCATATGACTCGAATATAAATACACAATTAATAATACCAATTGATCGTATAGAATTTACTGTTTTTGGTAATTCTGAAATCAAAAAGTATTCTGTTGCTAGCAAAGATCCATTTGGAATTAATATCCCAGATTCTTATGATAATAATGAACCTGTAAAAAATGGTATTGTTGATGGTAGATTAGGTACAACAGATTTACATCGTGCATGTGATACATGTGCTGAAAGTTCTTCTGATTGTCCTGGTCATCAAGCTCATACTGAATTAGCAATGCCAGTATATCATTATGGATTTTTAGATCATGCTAAAAATGTTCTTTCTTGTGTATGTTTAAAATGTTCAAAAGTATTACTAGTTAATGATATAAAAGAAGTAGAAAATATATTACAAAATAAATTTAATAAAACTAGACATACTGAAATTAGAAAAATTATTGCAAATACTACTTTTTGTCCAAATTGTAATGCACCTGTTCCTAAAATTAAAAGAGAAACAAAAGAAACTGGATCAATTAAATTAATTGCTGAATATGCAATAGGAACTGGTCCTGGTGAAGATGGTACAGAAATAGTTGAAGTTGTCACAGATGGAGATTTTGTTAAAAAAAAACATAAGGAAGTTATTTATGCATCAACTGCATATGATATTCTTAGAAATATTTCTGATTCTGATTGTAGAATTCTTGGTCTTGATCCAACTAAAATGAGACCAGAAAATTTTATTATAAAGAATTTTGTAATACCACCAATAGCAATTAGGCCATCTGTAAAGGCGGATTATTTATCATCAGGTTCTGCAGAAGATGATTTAACAAAGAAAATTGCCGATATTATTAAACAAAATTTAAGAATTAGAAAAGAGATTGATAAACAGTCATCTGGTGAACAAAGTAAATTTATTACAGATCATTTACAACTTTTACAATACCATACAGCAGTATATTTTAATAACGAATCGATGTCATTACCAAAATCAGAACAAAAATCTGGTGGTAAGCCAATAAAGTCAATTTCTGAAAGACTACAAGGTAAACAAGGACGACTTAGAAATAATTTAGAAGGAAAAAGAACTAATTTTTGTGCTCGTTCAGTTATTTCTTCTGATCCTAATATTGGTCTTGATGAATTAGGTGTTCCTATTAAAATTGCAATGTCTTTAACTTTTCCAGAAAGAGTAACACCTTTTAATATAGAAAAGTTAACAAAATTTGTTAGAAATGGAAGAGATACCTATCCAGGAGCAAATTATGTATGGCCAGCAAAAAGTTTATCAAATGGGAAAAGATTTCCAATTGATTTGAGATATAGAAAAAAAGATATTAAATTACACTATGGAGATGTGGTTGAAAGACATTTATTAAATAAAGACCCTGTTCTTTTTAATCGTCAACCTTCTCTTCATAGACCCTCTATGATGTGTCACTTTATTAAAATTATTCCGAATGATAAGTTATCAACTTTTCGTCTGAATGTCAATGTGACCAAACCATATAATGCTGATTAACTCCCCACTCGAGGTCAGCAACAGGTAGCTGCTTATTAGGTTGTCAAGTAACCTAGTAAGAAAACCAGTGTAAACTTGGCCTAGATTAAATAAATAATAATCTAGTATATAACTATCTAGTTATTAAACTACTATATAAAATAATTATTCAAAGTAGTTTAATAGCAACACTTCCAAATTGCTGGAACACCCTTAGAGCATAAATTACCAAGTTAACATGGAAACATGTTAATGGGCTTGAGTTAACAGGCGTATGGTTAAAGTATTTATGATTGGGCGATCAGCAGCCAAGCTCCTAAGTTCGACATTTTTTCAATAAAATTAGCTAGAATACGGAGAAGGTTCAGAGACTAGACGGTAGTGGGTTAGCAGTGATAGTTTAAGCAACTTGAGCTAGCATAAGGTATAGTCCGTGGTCTGGTGAAAATCAGGCTTTTTTAATACGTTCGATGGGGACGAGATGAATATGTTTTTACCACAAAATATACAGACTCAAATGGAATTAGCTTTTATAGCAGATGTTAAGAAACAAATTATAACACCCTGCTCATCAACACCGATTATTCAATTTAAACAAGATACGCCAGCAGGAGTATATCTATTAACAGAAAAAAAGGTTGATATTGATTGGCATGAGGTTATGAATATGGCAATGTATTTATATGATTTTGATGCAACAAAAGTAGGCAAGAAGAATGTTAATACTCATCAATTATTCTCATATATTATTCCCGAAATGATTAATTATTCAGAATTTGCAGATGGTAAAAAAACATTAGATATTAATAATGGTGAACTTTTACAAGGTACTGTAAGAGGTGGTGTTTTAACAGATAAATTAATTACATTTATTTGGGATAGATATGGACCAAGAAAAACAAAAGTATTTATTGATAATGCACAACGTTTAGCAGAAGTATTTTTATTACATAAAGGTTTTACTGTTGGTTACAAAGATTCTATTCCTGAAAAAGAATTTAAAAAAAGTATTGTTGATATGATGTATAAAAAAGATCTTGAAGCATCACATCTCTTAACTGAAATTGAGAATAATCCCGATTTATTAGATCCAGAAACATTTGAGAAAAGTTTATTTTCAGGATTACAAACAGTTAAACCAGATATAGGAAAGTTAGCAATGAAGAATACAAATTCATCTAATAACTTTTTTACAATGATTGATTCAAAGGCAAAAGGTTCTGGTGATAACTTGGGTGCTATTCTTTGTGGCAAAGGCCAAGATGTACTTAAATATAAACGTATTGAGAAAACAGTAAATGGTCGTACTTTACCACATTTTAGTTTTAATGATGATACAGCTGCAGCAAGAGGATTTATTAAAAACTCTTATAATGATGGTATGGATCCACATGAATTTTGGTTTTATCATCAATCAGGTAGAGAAGGTATTATTAATACAGCAGTTAAAACTGCAGAAACTGGTTATCAACAACGTAAAATGATTAAAGCAATGGAAGATATAATGGTAACATATGATGGTACTATTAGAACATCTAATAATGTGATTTTACAAATTATTTATGGTGATAATCAACTTGATCAAACTATGCAAAAAAGTATTCCATTACATACATTATCAATGGGAATAACTAAATTAAAGTCAAAATATTTATTTACAGATGATGATATAAATGAATTAGTAAAAAATAATAATATTGAGAATAAAGAGAAAAATAATTTTATAAAAACAAATAAAGAATTTTATGATAAACTTAAATTACAAAGAGATCTAATGAGACAATATCAATTAAAAGCAAGAACAAATTATGTGAATTTACAAGAGATGTACTTTCAACCCGTCAATTATACTAGAATTATCAATGATATTAAAAACTTTTATAATGCAGATGAAGAAACACTTTCACCATTTTATGTTATTGAACAGATAGAAAATATCTTATCACATGAAAATACTCCACTAATATATTACAAAAATGCTGAAAAAAATCCTATTAAAGCTCAAAATGAAATTAAATATAAATTCTTATTTAGATTAGCTTTAATGGAATATATTGCACCAAAGAGATGTATATTAGAATATGGATTTAATAAAACTAAATTTGATATGATTGTTAAAGAAATTATTCAATCATTCAATAAAACATTAATTCAACCTGGAGAAATGGTTGGTATTGTTGCTGCACAAAGTATGGGTGAACCTCTTACTCAAATGACTTTGTCATCATTTCATAAATCTGGTTCCGGAGTTGCTGGTTTACAAGGAACTCCTAGAATTAGAGAATTATTAGGATATACTAAGAATATTCAACAACCATATATGTTTATCTATGTAAAAGATGAATACAAGAATGATAAAAATATTGTAAATAAAATAGCTGCAAATCTACGTTATACAATAATGAAAGATCTTGTCAAAAAATTAGAAATTATATATGATCCAAATAATAGTTATTCACAAAAAGATTTAATTGATACCAAGAGTATATTTTATTTGGGTGGTAGTAAAAGTACAGGAGAGTTAGGGACAATGTCTTGGTTATATAGAATTTATTTGTCAAAAGAATCATTATTAAATTATGATATTGATATGTTGGATATTAAATCAAGATTTGTTCAATTTTGGGAAAATAGATTTTCTGACTTGACAAATATTAAAAAAAATGTAAAAGATTTTATTAGCAAAATTACTCATGGATGTATTATAACTAACTTTTCAAATTCAGAAAATCCTATGGTACACGTTAGATTTGAATTAAATAATATTGATAATAAAACTTTAATTGATCTTCAAGATATTATTATTAATAAATTCAATTTAAAAGGAGATGAATTAATAACAAAAATTGATTCAATTCAACATGATGCAAATTTATCATTTAATAATCCAGAGGAAGAAGCAAGTACTGAAAAAGAATATGTAATTTATACAGAAGGTATTAACTTTCAAAAACTAAGACAAATACCATATATTGATCAAAATAAAACATTATGTAATGATATTGATACAATTTATAGATTATATGGTATTGAAGGAGCAAGATCTGCATTAGTAAAAGAAATAGATGGAACATTTTCAAATGGAGGTTCTAATATTAACTTTCACCACATTGCAATTGTATGTGACTTGATGACACATTCTGGTTCAATTACTTCAATTGATCGTCATGGATTAAATAGATTAAATACTGATCCACTTGCAAGAGCTTCATTTGAACAAACTATTGAAATATTAATTAATGCTGCAGTGTTCAATGAGACTGATTTTATGAGAAGTGTATCATCAAGAATTATGGCAGGAAAAATTTTTAGAGGTGGAACAGGTTTATGTGATATTATGATTGATAATGAAATTCTTGAAAATTCAGAATTTGATGAATATAAAGGTCAAAGACCTGAAAAAGAATTTGTTGAATTAACTAAATTTAATTTGATTGATGATATATTGGCAAGAGATAATATAAATGATATTTATATACCAGCTTAAAAATTCATTTATATACTAGCTTAAAAATTGATTTTTTTATTAATTATATTAATTATCCTATTTAATATAATTAAAATGTATAAATTAGAAAAGTATAATCCAGTAAAGTATAACTCAGAATTTTGTTTATTAATTGGAGCAAATCCAAATCTTTCATATACAAAAAAAACTATTTTAAATCTTTTATTAATACATGCAAAAAAATCATATTCAAGTTTTGAATTTGATGGTAAATTAAAACTATTTATTCAAAAAATTAGTCAACCTAGTTGGAGTGGTTATAGAAAAACAGAATTATTAAAAATTATAAATTTGTTAATGATACACACAATAAATCCAAATGAGTCGAAATATGTGGTAATAACTTCAAGTAAATCTAATATTACTGTAAAAGAAATAGAGATCATATTATAAATTTATAAATACTGTATTGAGAATTCTATACATATCAAAAAAATTGATTTTTTTATATTTTGATATTATTTACTATATTATACCATAAATAAAAACATGAGTAAAAATACATCTAACGCTATTTCTTGGTCAAAAGTAACTATCGATAATTTCGATATTACTAAACCTGAAGATAATGAACGTATTCCTGCACAAAAATTATCTTATATTAGATATAAAAATAAGGGACGTGTAGGACAACTTTATATGAAAACTCCCAGAATTCAAAGTACTTCTGGTGGAATTCCTCAAGAAGGACCATTTTATCCTGATGATCAAAAAAGAGCAAAGGGTTATAAAATTCCTTTTAATAAATCTACTGATGAAGAATCAGATTTTTATAATAAAATGAAAGAATTAGATCTTTGG